GTTAGCTCTGCTTTCTATTATGAAGTTTAGAGAAACTAAGAAGGGTGATATGAAAGCATTTAGAGATGCTATTACCCAGTACCCTTTAAACACAATGGAAGCCTTCTTAGTGAAGGGTAATAATATATTCCCTACTGAGTTAGCTCAAGATAGAAAAGCTGAACTAGAAGGAAGTAAACTTATTACAGATAGTTACTGGAATGCGGATTTAAGGCAAACACAAACAGGTATAGAGTTTAAGTTATCTGATAGGTTACCAATAGTTAAGTTTCCATTACAAGCTGATGATGATAAAGAGGGTTGTGTACAAATCTTTGAGCAACCTTATGCAGATAATCCAATCCATGGTACTTACATAGCTGGTATTGACCCTTATGATGATGATCAATCAACTACAGATTCATTAGGTTGTATATTTATTATGCATGCATTAACAGGTAGGATAGTAGCTGAATATACAGGAAGGCCTCAGACAGCTAAAGAGTTTTATGAGATATGTAGAAAATTAATAGCTTACTATAATGCAATTTGTAATTATGAGAATAATAAAAAGGGATTATTTGCTTACTTTGAGCAAAAAAATTGTTTACATTTATTATGTAACACTCCCAAGATTCTTAGAGATCAGCAGATTATATCTGTAATACGAGAATCAGGTAATACTTCTAAAGGTACTAATGCTTCTAAAGAGGTTAATAAGTATGCTAGGATGTTAATACGTGAATACATGTTAGATCAAGCTTACAATCAAGAAGTAGGCTTAACAAATACCCATACTATTCCAAGTGTACCCTTATTAAGTGAGATTATTTATTGGAATGAGGATGGTAACTTTGATAGGGTAAGTGCTTTAGGTATGCTACTTATTCTTAGACAAGATAGAATAAAAATCGTAATAGAAGAAGATGAAGAAGAAAAAGATAGCTTTAACGAATTTTTTGATAGGTACTACCGAGGAAAAGCTATATAATCACTAACTTTATTTTAAGCTAATTATACATATATACGTTACTTACTATATAATAGTACATACACATGCAAAAATTTAACCAAAACATAACATTTCCTAATCAAAAAGTATCTGATACTGCTAAGAATGACGCTTGGGGTAAAGATAATGTAGATGCTGCAGAGAGTCTTATATTGAATCAAAACCAATATACAAGAAACTCTAGGTATTCTAAGTTGGTTAACTATGATTTATATGCAGGTAAGCTACATCCTAGTGATATGGAGCTTATTATGAACCCATTAGGGCTAAAAGATATACATTTCCCTTCTAAACCTCTTAATCACCCCCTTATTAACCCTTATTTAAAGGCTTTAATAGGTGAGGAGATTAAACGTAGGTTTGATTATCACTTAAAAGTGAATAATGAAGACGCTATTAGTGAAAAAGAAGCTGCTAAAAGAGATATATTACAACAAACTATAGAGCAAATCTTACTAGAAGGCATTGAACAACCTCAAGAAGGTGATCAAGAAGCTCAAGCTAAGTTTGAACAAGAAGTAGAGAAAAGACTTAGACAAAAAAAGGACTATTTAAACTATGAATGGCAAGATGTTAGAGAGTTATCTGGAAATAGATTACTAAAACACTACGTTCAAAAGAATAGATTAGCTGAAATCTTTACTAAAGGCTTTGAAGACTCCTTAATATGTGCTGAAGAGATATATAGAGTAGATATTATTAACAATGAGCCTATAGTACACAAATGTAACCCACTAAATACTTACTTTTTATTACCTCCTGACTCTAATAGAGTAGAGGATTGTGATATTATTATAGAAGAGGATTATATTCCTATTAGTAAGGTTATTGATGACTACTATGACTACCTTAAACCATCAGAAATTGATTGGTTAGGGGAGAAAACTATGTATAAAGCTAAAGGTACTTATGGTGGACCAGTAGGTTATGAATTACAAGACCCTACATTTGCTGTACCATTTGGATTAACTGGTAGTGTTAACATTAATCAGATCAATACAAGTGCTAATAGTTACTTATCCTTTGATTCTCAAAACAATGTTAGAAGAGTTAAAGTAGTTTGGAGAAGTCTTAGAAAGGTTGGGGTATTAACTTACTTAGACGAACAAGGCCAGTCCCAAGAAACTATGGTTAGCGAATTCTACAAACCTAATAAGGATGTAGGAGAAACAGTTAAATGGCTTTGGATTGGAGAATGGTGGGAAGGTACTAAGATAGCTAATGAGATCTATATAAAGATTCAACCAAGACCTATTCAATTTAGAAGTTTAAATAATATCTCAACATGTGCTAGTGGTTATATAGGAACTATCTATAAAACAAATAGTAGCCAACCTGTAAGCTTGGTAGACTTAATGAAGTCTAGTCAATACATGTATAATGTAATCTATCATAGAACCCAATTAGCTTTTGCTAAGAACATTGGTAAGGTAGCTAACCTAGATTTAGCTAAGATACCTGCTGGATGGGAACCTGATAAGTGGTTATACTATATGCGAGAAATGAACCTTGCTGTAACTGATAGTTTTAGAGAGGCTAATAAAGGAGCTGCTACTGGTAAACTTGCTGGTAATATGAATAGCAATCAAGCTGTATTAGATATGGATATGGGTAACTATATTCAACAGCATATACAGATGCTAGAGTATATTAAAGGAGAGTTAGATTTAATCACAGGTATTACTGCAGAAAGAAGAGGTCAGAGAACTTCAAGTGACCAAGGGTTAGGAGTAACACAAGAAAATAAATTAGCTAGTTCTAATATTACAGAGTGGTACTTTAAAATCCATGACAATACAAAAGTAAGAGTTTTAGCAACATTATTAGAAACAGCTAAGTACTGTTTAAGAAATGATAATAAAACTATTCAATATATAGAAGATGATTATACTACACAAATCTTTAAAGTAGATGGTGAGTTAATTAATGAGTGTGAATATGACTTATTCATTAGAGATGCTATGGAAGATCAAAGAGCTATTGATATGTTAAGACAAGCTACTGAGATTGGTTTACAAACTGGTCAAGTAAGTCTTATCCAATTAATGGATATTTATTCTAATCAATCTTTAGCTTCTATTAGAAGAAAGGTAGAGAAGTCTATAGCTCAAACTAAAGAAGAAGCAAGTCAACAACAACAAGCTGAATACGAAGCTAATCAAAAACAAGTACAAGCTACATTACAAGCTAAGCAACAAGAGTTACAAGCTAAGATGGATTTAGAGTACGCTAAGCTAGACCAAGAAGCTTTAGATAATCAACTAGACCGTGAGGTTAAAATACAAGTTGAAACTATGAAGGCTTATAGTTTAGATGAAGGTCCTAACCCATTAGATATAGCAGCTGTTGGAGAACAAGCTTTAAAGCAACAAGAGATGTATTCTAAAGAGTCTATTAAAAGACATGAGGTAGCAGCTAAAGAAAGAATTGAGCAATCTAAACTATCTCTAGAAAGAGAGAAACTCAAAACTGAGAAAGAGATGAAGCAGAAAGAGATAGATAGAGATTATGATAATATGATTAATGATGAGAAGATTGCTCGTATAAATTTAAAAGGTAGGTCTAAATCTAAATAGATATGACTACTCAATATACAGTATTTGGACAAGTCATAAAGATCCTACCTAAAAAGAAACTTTATAAAAAAGGTTGTATAGGATTATGGAAGCCTAATCAAAATATTATATATTATCAAGAAACTTTACCAGAGTATAAAATGAGTGTAGACAATATTGATCAAACTATATGTCACGAAGTAATACATTCTTGGTTAGATAAAATAGGTTACGAAAACTTATCAGAAGATGAGAAACTTGTAGACTTACTGGGGTCTTGTTTAAATGAATTTATAACAAGTAAAAAGTAATACTTAAGCTATACAATTACTAAATTTATTTTTAGTAATAGCAAGAAATTAACAATAAACTAATATATTAACTACAATGAGTGAAGAAAAAAACGATTTATTTGAAGGGTTAGGGTCCTTTCTTGTTAATCAAGATGCTGTTAGTGTAGATTCTTTAGAGAAAGAAACTAACAAAAAACCTGAGGAAGAAGATGAAGATACAGATGAACCTGCTAATGATGGTTCAGTATCTTTAGAAGATTTAGAAAAAGAATTATCAGAAACTACTATTGAAGATGAAGATGATTCATCTAACTTAGAAGAGGATGCTAGTAATCCTAAGAAACCTAAAGATGGATCTAATATCTACAGAACATTATCAGAGCTATTAAAAGAAGAAGGTATTGTTGAAGATACGTTTGAAGATAAAGAAGCTTTGTTTAACTACTTTAAATCAGTAGCTGATAACAATGTTAAAGAATGGATAGATAGTCTTCCTAGAGAGATTTCTGATCTAATTACTAACTACGAAGAAGGTGTACCTTTTGATGAGTTGCTACAAATTAAGTCAGATCAAATTAGATTGGACTCTATTACTGATGAGTCACTAGAAGATAATATTGATCTTCAAAAAAACTTAGTAAGAAACTTTTATCAAGGAAAAGGATTTACCGAATCTAAGATTGAAAAGATGATTAGTAAATCTGAAGATCTTGATGAGTTAGAAGAAGAAGCTAAAGAAGCTTTAGCTGAACTTAAAG